TCAACGCCATCAGCGTTTGTTGCTTTAATGATATACCCTTTGCTATCTTTTACAATCTTATATTTTTCAGGATCAGCAGGTAAATCTTGAAAACGCATTTTTTCCTCTACGTTTTCTTTAATCTTTTTTTTTTCGTCTTTTTTAGGCATTTTAACCTTTTGCATTTGATTAGCTTTATCAACTAATTCAACTGCATCTTTAGTTTTTTTAGCTTTCTTTTCTTCTGGTTGTTTAACCTTAGGAGCTGAAGGTGACTCAATACCAGATAATTTTAATGCTGTATAGTAGAATGGATTTTCAGCTAAATGATCTAAAGCAATTTTTTTAGCTTTATCTAAATCATCTGTATGTTCCATTTCAACTCTAATACCCATTCTTAATTCACCTGGATGGATTTGATTTGGGTGTAATTCTGGTTTTTTATATTTTGCTTCGTTAATTTCTTCTAATGGTTCATCTAAAACGTCTGATTTAGTAGCTCTTTCACCATATTTTTCATCTTCAATTTGCTTTAAGATAGCATCAATCTCATCATCAGATGTTTCTTCTTGTTCAAATTCTTCTTTAGGTAAAACTTTTACTTCATCAAAATTATCAAAATTAATTGATTCATTTAAGATACTCTTATTTTTAAGAATTCTAACAGCATCCTTAAATGATGTTACATTAGTTATATACTGAGGCATAGTCATACGTAAATTTCTCATGAAATTTTGTTGTGACATTTTACCTTCTTTTAAATCGATGTATTGATTTTGTATACTTTTCATTTATGTTATATTTTATCTTCCTTGACCTCTGTAATCTTTTGGTTTTGGAGTATGTTTGTTATATGATTTTTTAGCTGATCCGTTTTTACGTTTACCAAAGGATACTTTGTTACTATTTCCTGCTGTTTTAGCTTTTGCCATTTACTTTTAATTTTTATTAATTATAAAAAAGTACAGCTCCTGATGATATAGAAGCACTAGTTACAGTTAAAGGAACATTTGTGCCAGCAGAAAAAGATAAAGAAGAACCAGCTGCAGCTAAAATGCCATCGTTTCCATCTTTTAATCCTGTAAAGACAGTAGCAGCTACTACTGTGAAACCTGAGTAAGAACCAGTAATTGAACCTGATCCACTAACTACGGCTGCCCCAAAATTTGAAGGTATATTTGCCATTATTGATTTAAATTTTTAATTTTATTATTTAGTTGATTTACCATTTCTGATATAGTAGCAACATTCTTTTGGGTTGCTTTCCAATAATTGATACCACCATCCTCACTTAATTCTTGCTTCATGCGTGATGTATATTCAACAATACGATCAATTTCAGCTAATTTACGCTTTACTTCACGGATTGCTTTATGTAATTGCTCAGATTTAGTTCTGTGCTTTACATCTTTTTTAAATTTACCGTATGTAACTTCATTGATTAATTCTTTTTCAATGATGTTTAGTAATGATTCTTTCATACTTTCTTTTTTATAATAATCATCTCCTTTAATTCCACCAGCTGTGTAACCACTAGCTGCTGTATAACCACTAGCTTGACCTTGTTGAGAAGCTTTATCGTAGTCACTTTCCTTATACATTTTATATTTTGGCTTTTCAGCTGATTTCCAAATGGCTTTATAATCTTTTACTTTGGAATCACTTGGCATCCCTGTAGGTGCTAGTTTCATTCCTTGAGACTTAGCTGTTTCAATTGCAGCATTTGTTTTTTGTCCTTTTTTAGCAAATGCGTTTGGGGTTAAATAACCAGGTACACCAGCGGTACTAGATTCTTCTTCCAACATTTCACTTACTAACGATTTTATATATTCTTGTAAATCCATTTCTTTTTTTTCTGTTATTCCTGCTACTGTTCTACCTTGATATTGTTGTTTTAAATAATCTACCATTTTAGCATTCATATTAAAATCTTGCTCTAGTGGTTTATCATCTGGTTCTGATTCTATAGATTTAGTCATTGCTTCTATAAATCCATTTTCAACAGTATCATCTACAATCTTAGACATATTATCATCTACATCTAACTTATCTAACCAGGTATTAGTTTTTTTAGTATCTGGTTTTTTTATGGCTCCCTTGAATATATCAAAAGCTTGTTTTGCTAATCCAATTCCAGGTATTGTGGCTTTTAAAGCTTCTACAGCAGCATCTAGTACTATATCCGTTGCTTTTGATTTTCCCCCTCCTACAACAGCACTTACTTTTTGTTTAGTAGTAATAGCTTTAATGATTTTTTTTAAATCACCATATGTTTGAATATCAGCCATTATTTATATCCTAACTTAGTTAACACTTTTTCAACTTCACTACGAACAGCACTTTTAGAAATTTTACCAGGTACAAATCCTAATGTTTTAAACCAATTTTCAAAGGCTCCAGGAAATTCTTGGATACTATTAATAGCTTTAGATTTATTAGCTACAGTTGTTGCAGACGATTGGGCTTTACCTAAAGCAGCAACGTCACTTGGAATATTTGCTAATTCTTGTAATCTGTTCATTATTTAACTGATTTAATTTCTTCAATTAATTGATGGTATTGTAGTAACGAGATAATATTTTCGTCTTTTACACTTTGAGATTTATCTAAAGGCTGTAATAATGTAATAACTTCAGCTAATTTAATCTGAGTTGTTTTATCTGATATTGTAGGGATTAAAGTAGTAATTTCTTCAGTAATAGTTTTAAAATTACTATTAACAAATTCTCTTAATTTAGTTGTATTACTAATATTATTAATGAATTCTTTTAATACACCCTTTTGCTTATCAGATAATGTAGCATACTTGCTATTGAATTTTTCTAACAACATTCTGTATGCTAATATACGAGATCCTTTATCCATACCAGCATATTCTTCCATTACACGATCCTTAACATTTTCTTTATTTATCTCTTTACGAGTAATGTGTTCTAATAATGTAATTTTGTTATCAATGATCTGCTGTGGTTCAGTAAATTCTAATGAATTATGTGCTTCAATTAAATTGAATGCAGCCGCGTATTGCTTGTAGTGGCTGATTTTTGCTTTAAAGAATTCTTCTAAATCGTAATTTTCACGAATTTCTTTAATGATATTATATTTTTCTTTACGTAAAGCAGTCTTGTTTAAACGCAAAGAAGCCTCAAGCGTCGAGTTAATAAACGTCTCGGCTTTAGCTTCACTAAGGTTTTTTGGAGTGATTAACGCTTGATATAATTTATATTCTTTAGCTAGTTCAGATTTGCTAAAATATTTTTTAACTAATCCAATAGCAGCTGAATCTTTATTAGATACAGTATCCGATGCAATTTGGCGTACCAATAGCTCGAACAATATTCCTGTATTCTTAAATTTGCTGTGTTTTATTTTCATAATGAATAGTGTGCACTATCAATAAATATGTGTTTATTGTATACCCTTGATATTTTTTTCGTCTAATAATGATGGTTCCTGATCAGGTCCTACTACAAGTTCTTTACGAGCTATATTCATTCCCTCAAATAATCCTTTACGTCTTTTAAGCTCAAACATTGCTTTTGGAGTGCTGCTACCTTCTTCTGGTTGATTTGCTGTGTATAATGTGCCATTTTCACCAGCGCCTAATCTATCTCTGCCTAATGGGTCGTCTTGTGTGTTGATCATAGATGCTTTTTCTTCAGGACGACCAACTGGACGCTTTTCATCATAGCCTGGAGGTACTTCTCCATCTACATTCATTCCTGATCTGCCTTTACCATACAATGAAGCTAAGTCGTGTGGTGTACCAAACGATTTACCAGTTTTGGCTGGGTCATTACCTTCGTTCTCTACTTGAGCTAATCTGAAAGTACGTTTTTTATCTTCAAGTACTAAATCACGCATTTCATCATATTGATCTTCGCTGAATTGGAATATATCATGGTAGATGTAATCTGATGGGATTAGATTTGTATCTTGCATTGATTTAGCTAGGTCAATCTTTTCCTTCCATAATGCTACTTTCTCTTGTTCGTAAATTACTGATGGGGTAGTTAATGACAATTCAAAATTTGACAATGCTTCACCATCATATCCTTGAACATACAAATGAACTAATGCCATTTTGTATAATTCAGATAAGATAATACGTTGGATACGCTCAATTGTGCGAGCGAAGCGAATATCTTCAGCAGCTAATGTTGCTTTACCTTGTAAATCTTTTTCAAATCCAAAGAATGCTTTAGGCACCTTAAGCGCTGCTAACATCTCATCACGTAAGAAATTCACGTCATCAATTGCGTTATATTCTAAACCTTTGATTGTATCAATCTTAGTTGCTGTATCATTACCACGAGTCGGAAGATAGAAATCTTCCATCATGTTTTGTAAGTTAAATCTTAAGTTGTAGTCGCCTGTTTGGTGATCAATAAAAGGTGTTTTCTTCATCTTCTGCATGATCTTCTGCATGTAGTTATCTACTTCAGCAGGTGGTATGTTACCAACGTTTACAGTGAATACGCGTTTTTCCGGGGCACGTGTGATGCGGTGCAATAACATTGCATCCTTCATCAACACATACTGCTTATAAGTTTTACGAGCAGGTTCAATAAACGAACGTCCGTAAGGTAAGTAGTTAGCGTCAGTTAATAGCCTAAAATGCGCTATTTCATAGTTTTCAAATTTAATTTTACCATCTCTGTCCTTAACACGTGAATTAATACCACCAGCAGCGATCACCATTGGATCAATGCGGAAACATACATAAGATGGGTTTTCAGGATCTTGTCCTTCTTCACGAACCATGTCATAAACTGACAATGGTGTTACGTTGTAAATACCAAATTTTTCAGCCACTTCCATATGCAAGTAAAAATCACCATACTTACACATGTTACGTGTCCATAACCATAAATTAAACTCGATGTTTAAAACATCATAAAATAAGTTATAAAGAATGCGTTGAACATTTTCGTCAGTACTTCTAATTTGTAATACTTCTCCAGCTTCGTTCTTTAATGTAGATTCATCAGCGATAATATCTAATGCTGATGCAATGATTGATTCTGTATCCATTGCTTCGTAGTCAGTATATAACTGAATACGCAATGTTTGATAGTTCATTGTTGGATTATACGGCATGTTAGCTCCGTATCTGTGCAATTTAGTGAATCTATCTATTAATGCGTTTGTTTTTACGTTACCGTAGGCTTGAATTCTATCAACGTCTATTGTTTTTAGCTGATTACCACCAACATTTCTGATGATGACATCTGTACTAAATAAACGTGTAAGCCTACCAAACAAACCTGGTTGTTGTTCTGCCATTATTATGTTTTAATTATACCAATAAATATTTATTAACTCATGACCCATGTCATATCTTCGAATCCACCATGTCCGTTATCTACTATATATGGGTTTTGAGTACCGCCAGGCAATGAAGGACCTGCATAGCCATAGTTAGTTTTAGATATACTTGAAATCATTGCTTTGGATAAATCCATTCCCTGTTCGTAGAATTTCATTGCAGTGTCTCTAGTAAATAATCCCATTCCTAATGCCATTACCAAGTCATCATTATATCCGTTTTGTGCTTGTGCTTTACCATGCATCCAAATGAATACACGTAATTCTTCTAACAAGCGTTTAGAACGAAATACAAATGCCTTTTCTCGAATATACGACTCCATTTTTGAGATAACAAGTGGTCTTGTTTTAGCTGATGTAGTGAATCCAGGAACAGTTTGGTTTGAATCCATTTTATCTAACCACTTATCCATACTTAAATCACCATATGCTCTAGGTGAGTAATACATTTTAGGATATCCTTTTTCAATTATCGTATTAACGACATCCCATCCAATATTAGCGTTCTCAACCACAAGTAAAGCATTATTATATTCAGTAGCAACAGAAACGAGCATATTACCATAAGTACGAGTATCAACTTGTGATTTATATTCAGCCACTTGCTCACACGTGGTAGCATCGATGACATGAAACGCTGAGTAATCCGAGCCATCTCCGCGAGCAACGTCAGCACAAACCAAATACTGCTTAGTATAATCAGGATACTGCCAAATCCAAAAATCACCACCCATGAAGCGACGCTCAACAGGCTCTTGTATAAAAGTTTCTTCATAAAAAGATAATAAGTCAGGTTCAATAACTGAGTTACCAGATCCTAAAAAGTCGCAATCATATTCTTGAGCAAATTCACGAGGAGACATGTTTGCTCGCTCTGTAATTTCCCATTTTTCATCTCTGTCAGGATGTAAATCCCATCTTAATCTAATTGCTTTAAATTCATTTTTTCCAATTTCAGCCTCACTATACATTCTATGGAACCAGTTACCAACACCGTTTGGAGATGATAATGCTATAATTCCTCCACCTGTTGCAATAGTTGGTTTAATACTCGTATAGATTCTATCAATACCTTCAATAAAGGCAGCCTCATCCACAATTAATAACGAAACGGCGTACGATCTACCTGCATCTGATGCGGCTGATGTAGCGACTATCTGAGAGTTATTGGCTAATTTTAGCGATAATTTGTTATCTGATATTGGTTTTATATTGCCTCTTAACCAAGAAGGTAATGAATTGTACATAAACTGTACTTTCTCTACCATTCCTTTAGCTGTTTCTTGCTTTGTTGCAATACACAACACTGTTTTGTCTTTATTAAACAACATTGTCCATAAAGCAAAACCAGCTGATAGTGTAGATATACCTAACTGTCTTGATTTATTTATAATACTAAATCTGTTATTTCTAAAATCATTTAATACATCCTCTTGGAATGGGTATAAATGAAATAATACTCTACCTTTTACAGGATGAGTGATATAACAATATTTTCTAAAGAAATGTACAGGATCGGTAGCACATTTAATGTATTCCGCCTTAATAATTTCCTTTATATTTGCTTGACTCATGTATATAAATATATAAGAAAGGCCCAATCTTACGATTGAGCCTTAACTATGTGTGGGGGCGTGGGGTTTTATTTTGCTAACATCAAGTAACCTAAACCACCAATTACGATATAGCTTCCTATACGTTGGAATTTAGATTTAACTTTTAGTTTGTTATATTGCAATTCTAATTTTTGATATTGTCCTTCCCAACCAGCAATTTCTTTATCTTTGTTAGTTAAGATTAATCTAAATTTATCTTCTTTACTGATGTATTTAGTAATAACACTGTCTTTAACAGCTACTTTAGTTTCTAAAGTTGCAATTGAACTATCTTTTAATACGATAATTTGTTTAGCACCATCTAATTCCACTAAATCCTTAGCAGCGCTAACTAGTACTGGTTGTGCTAATGGTAATGGGTTAGTTACTGTATCTACTGGATATCTTGTGTTGTAAAAAGATACTAATTGATGTTCTTGTAAATTATCAATGTTGTTTTTTTCTACTTCAATAGTTTCAACAATTTTAATTACTTTTGTCTTTTGATGTGCTAACTTATCAGTTAAAACTTCACTAACATAATTTAATGAATCAATTACAGCATCGTCTTTAGCAATTTCTACTTGTAATGAATCGTTTACTTTATGTAAGCTATCCATTTGAGATAAAAATGCTTTGTGTTCAACGTTGCTACTGCATTTTTCGAATAATACACTACCTACTAATACAGATACTACTGCAAGTATAATAATTGGTAATGATTTTTTTAATTTTGAAAACATATTTTTATTTTTTTATTCCTGCGTAATATTGCATTTGACCTTTTGTCCATTCATCTAATGGTTCTTCTGTTTCTACATCTTCAATATCAATAGGTTCATATTTTTTACCTGTAGTTTTTTCTTGACGTTGTTGTAAATATTTAGAAGAAGCAACTGTATCAGCTATACGTTTTTCTATTGATGTTTTTAAATCACGTAAGCGTTGTAATTCATCTGATGGTCTATCACTGATATCACCAGCAGTGTTTTTACCTTTTTTTAATTTTAAAATGTTAGATTTTGTAGAAGCTAAACGATTTTCTAAATCAGAAACTTTCATAAACGCTTCATAATCATCATCTGACATTTGAGAAGCAGAGGCATCTGCTTTTTCAATATCACCAATTTCTGGTTCTTCATCTCCAGCAGCAGCAGCTTTAGCAAAACTAGCATCAATTTCTTCATCACTCATATCACCTTGAATAAAGTCAAACTCACTATCAGCGGCAGTAGCAGCAGCTGGTTCACCAGCTGGACGATTTAAACGTGGAGCCGCTTGAGCGCCTGAAGCTATGATAGTACCATTAGCTACAAGTTCCATAAAATCAGCGTTGATTGGATTTTGTTTGTTATATCCTAATTCACCAGCTACATCAATTTTTGACATTGGTTCTTCTGTAGCTTGCATTGCTGTAATAATTCTATTTTTCTTACCAGCAAAATCACCTGCATTAACATTAGGAGCTAATTCATAACGTACTGCTACGTTAGCTAATTCATCTAAATCATTTTCAGATACTACTGATGTTCTACCAGAAGCTAAGTCTGATTTTTTAGCATTTAGTGCTGCTATTTGTTTGTTAATTGCATTTAATTCTGCATCTTTAGCTGCTTTCTCTTGTGGAGATATTTCAGCTTCGCTTACCACATCTTTAATGGCAGTGCGTATAATTTCTTGTAGTTCCGATACTTTCATTTTATTGTTGTTGTGCATATAAATATTATAAATTTTGTAAAATTGTAGCAATGCGTTCCTCAGTTGTACCCTTAATATATACCAATTTCTTAGGTTTATATTCTTCTAATGATTCTCTAATAACCCAATCGATTTTATCACGATATTCAGCATCAATAGTACGTACACCATTATCTTCAATAGGCACACCTTCAGGTGATACATAAAATACTACATCATATTGATCACGAAGCATCATAGCAGCTTCAACAAATGAACGTTTAGCAAACCAATCAATTGATTTAGCTGAGAATGTAAATGCACAGACATCCCATATTGTTCTATCTGTTAATACATTTTCACGTAATAATTCACTAGCACGTTCAGCTAAAAATACAAATTGACCATTTAATGATGAATCCGTATTTAATGGAATACCTAAATCACGTAAGTATTTACTACGTTCAGTAGCAATATGATAGTCTTTAAATTGCTCTAATTCTGATAGAGCTTTTACTAATGTAGTTTTACCTACAGACATTGTACCTGCTAATCCTATTCTCATTTGTTTCGTTCGTTTATTTTTTTCATTTGACGAGCACTACGCTTATCATCTCTAGATTGTTTAGCTAATTTATTCCAGTTTTTCTGTTTATCAGCACCATTTTTATACTTAATTTCGACACTAATAGGTCCATTTCTGAACTTATCAGTATCGAATGTCCAAGTCTCAGTAGTGTCTTCGTGTTCGTATATTCTTTGATATTTCATACATTAAATGTACGATCTTTACTTTGACTATACTCTAGCACCTGTAGATTTAGCGGCTGCTGTTTTATAGAACGGAACACCGTTATTGTCTTTCTTAATATTATCGAATTGATCTTTAGTAAATTTAACCCCAAACACATAATATTCAGCAGCACGTCTATTACTCTGGGGTATATAAGCGGGGCCATCAAAGTTATGCATTTTATTTATTCCTTTTATGTTTACGTAATAAACAATAGAATTATCTTTTGTTTTTAATTTTTTAGTTTCTGACATTTTTATTTTATTAAAGATTCTGCGATATAAATTCCGTGTGCTCCTGATACTGTAATACCTCTAGCTGATAGAGCATCACCAGCAAAGTGTACATTAGGAAATGATGTTAAAGATAAATCTTCATACTTTACTAGTGGTTCAGGTGATAAGTACTTTACCTCAGGAATATAAATTCCCCAATCATCACCAAACTCAAATATTTCATTCATTTGGTTAATAAAAGTAAGAACATAGTTTGAATACTCACCTAAAGCATCTTTAAATGGTTGTATGTGATTAATTTGATAACTAGATACAGTTGATCCTTCTGATGTTAATCCAGGAGTACGAGTTCTATTAGGTGAATAATATAATCCTTTTCCATCAATTTGTAATTGTTTAACTACATCTCTACTCCACTTAAATGGATCTTCAATACCCTTAATTTCCATTAAGATACCAAAGTTAGTCATATCATTTTTAAATTCATCTCCTTTTTTAGCATGGCCGTTGTAACTTAAATCACCATATGTTTCTTCTACTGCTACATAAGCAGCATTGTTGTTGGTACAGAATGAGCGAATAGATACATTATCATGTTTTTGATATAACTTAAAATCATAAGATACATCAATCAATTTCTGGAAGTATTTTTGTGGTGATTCAAATCGAACACCAATTTGTACTGCTTTAGGTTCAGTAGGTAATTTATATTGGTTTGATAATAGTTGAGCAAAATCAATACCTGATTTTCCTACAGCAAATATTAACTCATCATAAGGCATATGAGCTGCTCTACAACCACATCCTGGATCTCCATAGCGGACATCATTAGTTTCAAGATGGATATGTACTACTTCTTTCTCCCAAATAAAATTAACACCCTTATCTAATAAGAATTGATACCAATTTTTAGCAATTTCATGTAAGAAATTTGATCCAATGTGCCACACAAGCGACATACGTAAATCAAAATACGGCTTAATAAACTCGGGTTCTTCTGTTGGATTAGAACATGATATAGCATCTGGTTGTGGGTGAAATCGAGTAAAGTTAGCTACTACTTCATTCATTAAGTCCATAGCTTTTTCTTCACCACAATACTTTGATAACTGACCACCTTGTACTGTTGATACAACTAATTTACCATCAGACCAACCACCAGCACCTAACATACCAGTCATTACCTCTTCAGGTAAACGATCAATTGGGTTTTTACCCTTATCAATAATTGTGATTAGACTACCATCGTAGCCGTTATCTACTAGTTTAGTAGCAGCATTAATTCCCGCTACACCTGCTCCAATAATTACAATTTTTTTCATATCTATAAATTTAATTAAAAGTTTTGACATTTCCAAATAGAGAGAGCGCACCTTTAGGGTGCGCCACAGCTGCATTTAATATTATTCGATGCGACAGGCTATGAATCTGTCTATAATTTATTTATCCAACATTGCAAATCCTATACGTTCTAAAGAACGGTCTGGATCAGCAGTATTTTTTGATCGTAATGTTACTTTATAATTCCCTGATGGTTGTGCGGAATATTTTGGTTCTCCTGTTTTTGGATTGATAAATGTTTTAATATAAACTATATCTAATAAATCATTAAATATATCATTAAAATTAAATTTAGCATTTATTTGTTTAATTAATGTAGTTTCTAAAACATATAATAAACGTCTATTATCTGGTTGTTTTAAACGAGGGTCATCTATCAATGCTTGATTTAATTTATCTAATAATTGTTTAACCTCATCATTACCATATTTTTCAGCTAATATTCTATTTACTGTAATAACATTATTATCATTAATTGTTTTTAAAATAAATTCTTTATCTTTATCTTCAAATTGATAATTAGTCTCGTCTGCTGAAGTTAATAGTCCTTCTGGTTTTATAATATTTCCACCACCTGCTGCTTTAGAAGAAACTTTAATTAAATCTCCATCTCCAGTAGTAATAAATGAATCTACTAATGCTAAATTACCAATTGCTGGAAATTTGATGGTAGAATCTCTATCAAATTTATCATTCATATACCAAATAGCACCACTGATTTCTCCAAAGTTCTTTTGTACTTGATTAATAAAATTTTTATCTTGAGTTAATTCTGCTAATTCTTCAGATGTTAATTCAATGTTACCTGATAGTAATTGGGAAAGATATTTTTTTTGGACTTCTGATAGATCATTACGTGAAGATAAAGATTGATTAATATCACTTTTTAAGTTATCTATATTATAATCAAAATCACCTTTAACACCAACATTTTGAGGTTTTATATTATATGATTCAGAAGAATCTTTAGGTTTTATTTCAAAAGTAGATGATTTGTATTTTACTGTATTTCTTTTAGATAATTCAAATCCTTCAAGATCGGATATTTTTTTAGTATATTCTTCTCGTTCTTTATTTGGTACTAATACTTTAAAAGTTTTGCCTGATTTTTCAACAAAATTATCGTCTCCAAATCCAAATTTATCTTTTAAAATATTAATTCCTTCTACTGAATCAGAAGATACTACTTCATTTAAATTTATGCCCAATTTATCAAGTATTTCATTTAATATAGACATTTTAATAGGATCGTTTAAATCAACAATCCCATCGTGGCATCGAAATGACCACTCTAATAATATTTTATCTATAACTTTCATATTATGCTTCGGCTGGAATTTCTTCTTCAGGTGTTTCTTCAGCTGGTGTTTCATCTCCTGCGGGTATTTCAGCTGGTATTTCACCTGCTGGAGCAGCAGTAGCGGCACTAAATGCTTCAGCGCCTGCATCAGGCTTTTCAGCAGCTGCTTTTTCTTCTACACCGTAATTTAATTCTAATATATTAGCAATTGATTGTTGTGCTCTTTCTAGTTCACCTAAATTTTGCACATTATATTTTTTACCTGCTATTTTAACTGTAAATTTACCTCTACCATTATAAATGATATTAAATTCTTGTTCGTTAATTAATTTAGCAGAGAATGTTGTTGGTTTTGGTGCTACTAATTTCATATCAGTAACAAAACGACCAAAAGATGGAGACATTAAGTCTTCCATTAAATTTTTTAATCCGGGAAAACGATAGATTAAATACATTGACTTTTCAGCTCGCTTTTGTGCTGCTTCTTGTTCTTGAATAGCTTTTTTAATGGCTACTCTAACGTATTTTTCT